CCATTGTGGTTTCCCGCGTTTATGTCGGGGTCCACTACCCATCAGACGTTCTCGGCAGTATGATTTTGGGTCTCGCTGTCTTACAGTTTGAGTATCCCTTGTATGATCGCTTGCGATTTCAATGGCGCTTTACAGGTAAGCAAAAATAAGCATCTAACAACTAGGAGTTGAACTCGCGTTTTGAGTTCGACTCTTTTTTTGCTATAAAAGCAAAAACCCTTGTGTATCAAGGGTTTTCGTGTGTTGACTACGTTTTTGACTACGCTTCTAAAAATTTTAATAAGCGATCTGCAACATCTGACCGCTGTTTGTCATTTAAGTGTGTGTACATATCGAGTGTCGTTTGGATATTTGAGTGGCCCAATCTGTCCGATATTGTTTTAGGTTCTATGCCAGCTTCAAAAAGTAGGCTTGCGTGTGTGTGCCTCAGACTATGCACACTAAATTGTTTCAGCTTGTGCTTGCTAATAAATGTTTGCAAATCTTCTCTAAAATTACCAAAATCGAAGTAACCTCCAACCGTGTTCGTTATGACTATATTTCTCGACTTGATGCCATTTTTAAAAAAAGTTTTTTTCTGCTCTAGCTTCCAATCTTTTAAAATCTGTACCGTGCTATCGTCTAGCGATATCGTCCGTGTGCTACGCTTGGTTTTGGGGGATTGGACTGACAGTCTGCCGTTGATAGATACAAGTGTCCTGTTAATTGATATGGTCTTATTTTTAAAATCAATATCAGACCATTCAAGTCCAAGCAATTCCCCTCGTCTCAATCCAGTGTATGCGAGTGTGTGCCACGCAGTGTATAAGACTGGCTTTGCATCTTTTTTTGCCAGCTTGAGAAATTTGTTTAATTCCTCTTTAGTGAGTGCTATCTTCTCTTTGCGAGATTCCTGTTGCTTTGGTCGTATGATCCTATCAACTGGATTGGTCTGGATAATATCAAGATGCATAGCGTACTTAAATACTCTATTGATGATCGACATATAATTTAAATAAGCTATGTATTTTTTGCTTAGTTCAATTACAATCTTCTGCATCATGGCCACGGATACGCTGTCTATTCGGATATCTTTAAAATGATTCTCTATGATCGCTTCAAGATAATTCTTTGTATTCTGGTATGTCGTAGGCTTGACAGTTGTTTCATAGCTTTCTAACCACAAATCAGCTACTTCTTTAAAAGTTGGCTTGCTGGAATGATCTGTAAATCCATTCTCTTCTACGGATAGCAGTAGCTCCCGTTCTGCTTTCTTTGCATCTTTCTGTGTTTTAAACCCTCTACGGGTCGTGCGCCTTTGCTTGCCTGTAAACGGATCAACGCCTAAATACGCTTGAAGCATATAGCGTGTTTCTCCGTCTTTTGTTAAATATTTCTTTATCATGACATAATCTTGATATTATGCTATACTATATATAGATTTCAATATCTTTCCTATCTAGCCACCCTTTTGGTTTTACAAGGGTGGCTTTTTTTATTTGTTTTCTAAAATCTGGATCTTTTCAGCGAGATCATTTATCTTTGCGACATCACTATTAAGGTTGTTGATGTAGTAATTTACCTCATCATTTATATCACTATAATTACTGTAGCCACTGATGTTCTGAAAATAATTGATGATATTTCTACAAAAACGAGCATGCTCGTTATAATAAGCAAGTTCTGATCTCAGGATTTTTAATTCAAACTCCTGCTTGTCCCATTTAGGAAAATCAACATCAAGATTTACTGGAAAGTTCTTTATAGAGTGGATCTCCCATAAAGCATGATACTTATCAGCAATCTCTTTACCTTCTTTGCTCAGTTTTGTCCGTTCTCCATCATCCAATAACAAACCTTTGTCTTTAAATTCCTTTGTTAGCTTTTCTGCATTTAGGTTGTAGTCAGAAAAGAAGTATTTAGGGAGGGTTATAGATGATTTTCTGCCTGTTTTAGTATTCCCCCACCAGACAAGGAGAAACAGCTCTCTCAATTTATAGCCTTCTGATGTCTGATAGCTATCGGTATAACGAGGGGAATCAAAAGAACGATTCCAGAAGTCTTGCATTGTCGGTCTAGTCAAAAGCAAGTCTACATATTCTTTTGTATAGTAGTCTGGGCCGGCAGAAATAGTTGTTGTAACATGCACTCTTTCTGGCAAGGCTCTTTTTTCTTTCTTTTTGAAGAGAAAATCAAAAAATCCCATATTATTTCTCGCTTTCTTCTCTATACACATCTACGACTTTACCGATGATTCTAAAATCACTGTCTGAATTGATTGGTATATCTTTGTATTTCTTATTAAAACTTCTCAGATACGCTTTATCTTTCTCTATAATAAGTTGTTTGATATATGCTTCTCCCTCGTAGTCAAATACTCCAACCGTTCCACTCGGAAGCTCTACCGTCAATTTAACAAAGACATAATCCCCAGATTTATAATCTGGTTCCATCGAATCTCCGTAAATTGGACAAACGAAATCAGCGTCTACCTTCACAGGTAGTTGGATTGTCTCTATTTGTACCTCATTCAAATATTGTCCAGTACCAGCAGAAACAGGTTGGTCGTAGTAGTTGTATGCAAAGTACTGAACAGATACTTCATGGACCTCGGCAAGTCTCTTCTTAGCTTGCTTTTGTTCCTCGAGTTGCCTCTCTGCACAAGTCAGTACATTACGCTGGTATGGTTCTGGGTCTAGTTCTTTAACTGTATTAACAATTTTGTCAACGATATAATTCTCAACGTTATTTTGTGCTGCTGAACGAGCTTCAACAAGATCTGATTTCATTACACCAAAGTAATTTGCAAGCAGTTCTATTTTGTCAATACGTGGATATGTTTTGCCATTTATCCAGTCAGAAACGGTCATATACTTCAAGTTCAAATCAGCTACTAGATCATTTCTAGTTTTGCCAGATTTTTGAAGGTAGTAATTTATATTTTGAGACATAATCTCTTTATTTCCTAATGCCATAAAAATCGCTCCTTTCATTACATTTTACGGTTAAAGCGTAAAAAAGTAAAGAAAAATGATAAAAAAATAAAAAAAAACGTATTTTTTTATTGACATCACGGTTAAACCGTGATAAAATATAATCAAGGTTAAGGAATTAACCCAAAACAAAAGAAAGAAAGGACAGTATATAGGGAATTAAATAACAAGGAGGTGAAAGAATGACACAGTTAACGCTAAAAATGTTGAGGGTTCGAAACAACTGGACTCAAGAGCAGGCTGCCAAAAAAGTTGGTGTTTCGAAAGAAACGTGGTCGAATTGGGAGAATTATAAAACGTATCCAGACATACCAAAATTAAAAAAAATCGAATCAGTATTTGAAATATCGTACAACGATATTAATTTTTTAGATAAAATCACGGTTTAACCGTGAAAAGAGGGCTTAAGAAATGAATGAATTGATTTTATCAAATAATCTATCTCAGATAGAACTTGAAATTAGCTACCACAAACAAATTGCTGGTCAATCAATTTGGGAAATTGGTAGGCGATTAAATCATGTAAAGGAAAATGATCTTGCTCACGGTGAATTCATGGATTGGTACCTCGGTCTCGGTATTGATAAGGATTTCGCTAGTAAATCAATGAAAATTGCTAAAGAACTTCCAAATTTCGAAACGTTTCGAAATTTAGGAACCACAGCACTTCATCTCATTGCAACTCTTCCAGAAGAGGAAAAGCAGGAGCAAATCCAGCGTATCGAAGACGGTGACACTCCTACAGTGCGAGAGTTGCAGGAAGTTAAGAAGAAACTCAAGTTGAGCCAACAAGCGAATGAGCTTCTAAGGGGCGAGAATGAGGCTCTAAAGACTTCTAAAGTAGAAGTGAGGGAAATAATCAAAGAAGTCGTTCCAGACGATTATGGAGCTACACGGGAGCTAAATAAGCGATTGTTAGTGAAGAACCAAGAATTGTCTGACAGCGTGAAGGCTATGGAGGAGCGTTCTGAGTTTATCAATAACAAACTAAACGAGATGATGGCCCAGCGTGCAGAGGCTGATAAAAAATCTGCTCAATATGACGAATTAACCAGAGCAATCGAAGAATCGCAAGGGCAACTCAATAGTGTACAAAAACAGATCTCAGCTTACAAGAATATCACAAGCCTGCTTCAAAAAGGAAACGACTTCTTGGCAAGCATGGGCGGTCTGATCTACGCTGATGAAAAGAATGTCTTGAAAGCTGATGGAATCGTCCGAGATGAATTTGATAGCTTCATCAGTCGTGGGTTGAGATTTTTTAACGATCTGAACGATATTCGCAAAGAAAGCAATATTTTGGAAGGAGAATTTGAATGACAAATGAAATTGCAAAAATCAACAATGATTTAACTACAGAAGATGTGATGATCCACACATTGCAGGAACTAAAAAAGCTGAAAGAAGGTCAATCTGTTCTATCAGCTGATCTAGATTATTTAAAAAATGAGCAACCAGTGAATCCGTCAATTTGTTTAGCACTAGAAAAAATGCGAAAACAAAAAGTTGTCGAATTACTTGGTGGTAAAGATAGCCAAGCTTACAAAGATCGAAAATTTGCACAGTCGGTATTTTCGCAGGCAGCCAAAGACTTCAAGGAATACTTCCGAATCCCACGATATGACTTGCTGAAACGCAAAGACGAAGAACAAGCGTTTGACTATTGGGGAAGCTGGGAACCATCAGCCAACACTAAATTGGAAATCAAAAACCGCAACGGCCAAATGAGTCTAGTTGGTTGAAATGGTAAGAAAAATAAAAAAGCACTTTTCGGAAAAAGCGCTTCACAAAATTAACTACTTTGATTATACCACAGAAAGAAGAGGTGGGCAATGATTGAAGAACTAATCAAAGAACAGATCAGAGAAATTTACCTCGAAGCGAAAGAACAAGCTAAAAAAGAATTACTACCAATCAGTCAAGCAGAATTGCAAGAAATGTTTGGATTTAGCAACGAATATCTTAAACGCTTGAAGCGGAAAGGCTTGAAATTTCGCAAGCAAGGAAAATACATCATGTACGATCTGAATGATGTGCATGAGATTTTAGAACTAGAAAAGGAAATACAACATGTATAACGAAATCTTAGGATGTATGACAATCGCAGGAACATTTTTTGCAGCAGGGTTTGCTGGGGCTGTCTGGGATTTTAAACGGGCGCAACGGAAGAAAGCTAGACTAGCAAAACAGGAAGCAATCATGCAACAGTATGAAGAAGATCTTCAAGAAAAATTCAACGAAGGCTATCGAGCATCATTTATCGATCTTGCAGAAGCTCGCAAACATTCTTATTCTGACAATGATTGGGGTATGCAGGAGGTATAAATGGCAGTAAATAGACGATATTATTGGTTGCAACTCAAAGAAGATTTCTTCAAATCAAAGGAAATGAAGCTGATGCGGAAATTGCCTGGGGGCGAAGAATTAACCATTATTTATCTGAAAATCATGCTGGCCAGTCTTCCAGACGAAGGGAAAATCTATTTCGAGGGTTTAGCTGAAGATTTAGCTGAAGAATTAGCGTTACTCATTGATGAAGATACTGAAGCAGTCAGAATGGCGCTCATGTTTTTAACAAAGAAAAATCTACTGACTACAAACGATAATTATCAATTCACTTTGGAACAAGTTCCAGAGATGATAGGTAGCGAAACAGCAAGTACCCGTAGGTCTCGCAAGTATCGAGAGGGGCAAAAAGCGTTGCAATGCAACACCGATGCAACAAAACGCAACGGAGATATAGAGATAGATATAGAGAAAGATATAGAGCTAGACCAAGAGCAAGAACAAAAAAATGCTGTTGGCGGTGAAAATTTGGTTTTTAAAAAATTAAAGGAAGCTTTCGGAGAAATGAGTGTGAATGGCACTATGGTCGAAGAGGTCGAAAGACTACTTAAACAGTATGGACAAGAACTTGTGGTTTTAGCTTTAAACAAAACAATCCTAAATGCAGGTAAGTCTCTGAGATATACTATGTCAATCCTCCAACGTTGGGACGGCCAAGGATTGAGAACATCTGGACAGATTAAGGCAGCCAACGAAGAGTTCGAAAGGAAAAAATCCAACAAAACTCAAGGCGATCCTTATGGAAATATTCCTTCTTGGTCAAATTTAAGACCAGAGAATCAGAAAGAGCCAGAACCCGAAATGTCTGACGAAGAATACGAAAGAAGATTGAAGGAGTTTTTAGCCAGTGAATAAGATTGATTTCAAGAAAGTTAAAACAGACGGAAACCTATTTCGTGAGTTTGAACGGTACATGAAAGGATATTTCAATATGCAGATCACAAAAGGACAATTTTTGGATTTTGTAGATCTATGCGAGAAGAAAAAATTCTTTCTTAACCCGTTTCAGATGTGTGCATGGCTACTCAGCAAGCCTGTAGAGGTGATTGTAGACCGATGGTACGAGGCGAAAAGGATGAAATAAATGTTTTTCAGAAAAGCAAGAAGAATCAAAGAGCTTGAAAAGCTCGTAGAAATATACAGAAAGCAAAATATTGAACGCACGAATATTTTGAGGGTATTGCTAAATGAACGAGATGGAAGAAACGGAAATCGACTATAGAGATCCAGACTTATGGCTTAGATCGGGATCATTCAAACGCTATTTAGGCGATGACGACGAAGTATAAAAAAATGGAGATAAAACAATGAGTACATTATATGAACTGACAGGACAATATCTGGAAATCTACAACCTGGATATGGATGATGAAACCAAGCAGGACACGCTGGACAGTATCGACTGGGCAGAAGACTACGAAAACAAGGTTGAAAACTATGTCAAAGTTATTAAAAATCTTGATGCTGACATGGAAGCACGCAAGAATGAAATTGAACGCTTGCGGAAATTGAACGATGCGGACAATAGCAAGAAAGAACGAATGAAGGAAGCTGTCAAGGAAAGCATGGAATTGACTGGACATGATAGAGTTGACACACCTTTATTCAAAGTGTCTTTCCGAAAATCCGAAGCCGTGGAAGTGGATGACTTGCTATTGCCTGAAGCGTACAAAGTTGCAACGTATAAGCCTGACAAGAAACGCTTGAAGGAAGATTTAAAAAATGGACTTGAAATTTTGGGCGCTGAATTGGTTGAGCGCAAGAATTTGAGTATCAGATAAGGGGGTTTGGAATGGTAGAGAAAAAGCAAAGTATTTATGAAAAACTGGCTAATATTCAAAACGAACTAAAAGCGCCTAAAAATCAGTATAACTCTTTCGGAAAATACAACTATCGCAACGCAGAAGATATTGAAGAAGCGTTGAAGCCTATCTGTTTGAAATATCGTGCAACGTGCTTGATTTCCGAAGTAACAACAGAAGAACTTGCAAACGAATTGATTACAAGGGTTACTGTTTCACTCATGGATTGGGATAGCGAAAACGTGGTTACAGTTGTTGGACGAGCAAGAGAAGAACGCACAAAAAAAGGTATGGATGCTTCTCAAGTATCGGGTGGAGCACAAAGCTATGCTACTAAGTACGCACTCAGTCAAATGTTTTTGATTGATGATAGCAAAGATGCTGACACAGATGCCGATTATATCCAAACTGGACGAGCAAACCAAAAGCAAGCACCAGCAAAACCAAAGAAACAAGATGAACCCGTTATCTCGATTGAAAAAGCAAACTACTATTTGAAAGAGATTGCTACGATTTCATCGGAAAAAGGCAAACAGGATGGCTCGATTGCACAGTGGTTCTTACAGCACCTAAATGTTGCGGATTATAAACAAATTAAACAATCGCAAGTAGAGCAAGCGGAAATGCTTTTAGGGAAATTGAAAGGAAACTAATAAATGTTAAACAGTGTCGTACTTGTCGGAAGGCTCACCAAAGATGCAGAACTACGATATACGCCAAACAATCAAGCAGTAGCTACTTTTAGTTTGGCTGTAAATCGTCCATTTAAAAACCAAAACGGAGACCGTGAAGCGGATTTTATTAATTGCGTGATTTGGCGACAACAAGCAGAAAATTTGGCGAATTGGGCTAAAAAAGGTGCTTTGATTGGTATCACTGGTCGTATCCAGACTCGTAATTATGAAAATCAGCAAGGTCAGCGAGTTTATATCACAGAAGTCGTAGCAGATAACTTCCAGCTTTTGGAATTTAACAAGCAGAACAACCAAGGACAATCGCAAGGAAACAGCCAGCCAGACTTTTCACGGCAGGCAGAACCTATGGACATCTCAGATGATGATTTACCATTCTAAACCTATGACTTGGATTGAAGAACACTTTGCAAAAGAGTACCCAGAAATCAAGTCTATACAAGATATCTGGGACAAGGACGATAAGGGAGGATACCAGACACAGCGGTATTCAAAGGAGCTGAACAAAGTTATTGTAACCAATGACTTGGTCGCTATCAGTAATGATCTAAGATCAATCGGACTCACTGATGAAGATTTTAAACAACAACTAACTTTATTTTAAACAAGGAGAAATAACATGAAACAACAAAAGGAATTTTACGCAATCGCACAAAATGGAACAAACAAATTTTTAGAAGGATATAAAAATCAAGAACACGCATTAACTTTTAGTGCTGTTTTTGCTGACGATGTTCGCTGTGCTTTAGCTTTCGAAAAAGGAAATAAAGAGTCAGAAGAAGCGATATATAACATTGCTAAAGCGGTAGGTGGTCGCATGGTTAAAGTAAAAGCCGAGTATGAGATCACAGAAGAGGATGGATCAGAACTGCAAGAACCAGATGAAAGTATCAAAGAATACGACCTCGATGCCCTTGATCGCTTATTCAAAAAATTGGTAGGACTGTAAAATGATTGAGCTAACAATACCTATCGAGCCAAAACCCCAAACCCGCCCAAAATTTGGGCGAGGTGGGGCATACGAAGACCCGAAAATGAAAGCGTGGCGCAGATCTGCTACATACCTCATTAAAAGTCTATATAAGGGCGAGAAGATGCAAGGCTATCTTAAAACAGAAGTCACGTTTTATCTAAAAGCGCCTCAAGTCGTATCAAAGAAACCCACACCAAAAGCCAAAACCAAAACGTGGGAGCGATACGAACGATTTTTAAATGAGCAGATCTACTGCGCCAAAAAGCCAGATCTTGACAATCTGGAAAAGGCAATATATGACAGCATTTCAGATGCCAACTGTATTTGGTGGGACGACAACCAAGTTGTAGAGCATACAACCAGAAAGGTTTACTCACCAAATCCAAGAATTGAAATAAAAATCAAAAAAATTTAGGAGATAACAACAATGAACAAAAAATTAGTTTTAGCAACCGTAGCAACAATCGCAACAGTCGGGACAGCAACAGGAGTCAAAGCAGATGAAGTACAAGGAACAACTACAGCAGGAGATAATACAAGCACAGTTACAGCTCCAATTGCTGGAACAACTGGAACAGAAAAAAATGAAACAGCGCAAGCTGCTAAACAACCAGTTACTGAAAATTCAAATGCAGAAGCAGGAAGCCAAGGCGACAATACAAACCAACAAGGAAATGCTACTGAATTTGTCAAAAATGGGAGTGATATTCAAGTAACCAATCCTGAAGTAGTGATTGACCAATCAAACGGGACTGGTAAATACCAAGGCTTTACAGTTGAATATAAAAACGTGCATTTTCCAGACGATCTCACAATCAACGAAGGGGACAAAGTAACGTTCACGCTTCCAGAAGAAGTTAAGTTTCAAACAAATTTTGACTTTGATGTGTACAACCCAGAAAAACAAGTTGTAGGTAAGGCGACTACTGACACAGCAACCAACACAGTTACTACGGTATTCAATAACTACTTTAAAGATCATCCACTTAATAAGCAGATGTCACTTAAGATGGATGTGACTTGGACTGATAAGGTAGAATCTGGTAAACCAGTAACAGCTAATTTCAACGGTACATTAGTAACTGTTCAAATTGGAGCAGAGCAAGTTATCGGTAAAGATGAATTGATCTCTAAATGGGGTTCACAAGATAAGGACGACCCTACCACGATCAATTGGACTGTGCGCTTGAATTATGCACGCAAAGTGTTGAACTATGTAACTATCATCGATGAGATGAGCGAGAATCAAAAGCTGGTAGATGATTATTTTGAAATCAAGAACATTGAAAGTGTAGATCCTTGGATTGATAAAGGTTCTGCAATGGATCTTGTTAAATCAATCAGCAAGTCTGAACATGGCTTCGAGATCAAGATGGATCGTCTTGATCGTATGATCTATTTAAACTATAAGACTAAACTAACAAGCGCGGTTAAAGATAGCGTAAACCCAACAAATAAAGTTGAACTTAAAGCCGAAGATTCGGGCGCCGTTTCTTATAGCTATGTGCAACTTGTCGGAGGCAAGGGGGACGCGTCGGGAGAAAACAAACCCGATCCAGTCTTTGAGATCCCCAACGAAGCGCCAGTCTATGATAAACCGTCAATCGATTTAAACGATATCCCGCTTATGCCTCCGGCTCCGGTTTTAGATAAGCCGGAATGGACAGGCGGTACAACACCGTTTGACGCACCGCAACTTGACAAGCCCGAGTGGGAAGGCGGAGTCGTACCGTTCGACGCTCCGATCTTGGATAAACCAGAGATCAATATTGAGGATATCCCTATGATGCCACCAGCTCCAATTTTGGAAAAACCAGAACTTATCATCGACTTACCGAAACCAAAACCAAACACGCCTACAGTTACGACAGATAAACCTACTACAATTAATTCTAAGCCGTCTAAAACGACCGTAGAGCCTCAGAAAGAGCAAGTCAATGTTATTTATCGAGCGACAGAAACAAACGCTCACACGCTCCCTAATACGGGTTCTAAGAGCAGCCTTGTATTATCATTCGCTGGTATGTTTATCTTGGGCGGTATCGCACGAATCGCATTAAAGCGTGAAGAGTAATGGCTAAGATCGTAACGGAGTTTTTTAGGCAGTACGACAGGCTCATGGAAGAGCAAGGGTCTGTCAGTGCATTTTGGGATAAGATAGGCAGCGATAAAACGGCCGGATATATCCGCAACGCCAAACGTGTGAAGAAAATGCCACCACCAACTCAACTCAAAAAGTTGGAAGGATATCTTGATAATCAATTTCTACTTGAATGTATGCAGTTCTATAGCGATTATTATCCAGATCGCATGACGACTAAAATGGAAATGGCACTAGATGAATTTATTTTTAAGTATCGACAACGTGGTCGCAGGAAAGAACGTAAGCTATCCTCACAACTGCATTTAGAACGTGCGTGGGCGCTGGGCGCTTGATTAAGGCTGGCAGACTCTGACAGGTCTGTCAGTCATAACCTCACAAACTAAAATATTATACACTGATGCGAAGCGAGTGAGGCGCTTCAAATTGAATCGTGATAAAACTACTGGTTTTATGCCTTAACACACGATTCAAAAAATGTATATCAACCTATAAATAAATAAAGGAGAGTCCTTTCTTAATTTATTATCATACAAGTAAGTCTGATATACGCTTACGACTAACATCCTATGCTGGGCGAGGCTTGGAAACCTCAGAGGGTTCGATTCCCTCTATAGGATTAGGACGGGTTTAGGACTCCTTATGATACATTCTTTATTTCACTGCTATTGACCCGTCCCGATAGCTGGCTAGCTGTAGACTCCTTGAGTGGTGCAACTCCACTCGCTAGTCATTGCTCACTATAAAATTAGAAAGGCCCTCTATTCTAGTTTTTCTGAAAAAGGGGAGCAGAGCAACTCCCCTATTTTAAAAAGATGGATAGAGATTATTATGGATATTGATTTAATTAAACGGTCAACCAGACTGGATCGACAGCGTTTGCAAGATACGAGTAGTGACTTACTCACACAAAAAAACATCGGCAAAACGGCAGTGGTTGGAAGATCACGGGCGATAAAAGAAAGGATAAATAAAAAATTTATGGAACTAGAACAGGAATTAGTAACACTAACTAAAAAATGGTTTATTGACCGTGACTTGGAACACGGTGGCCGGCTAGATAAACAGTCCTTAAAATTAAGTGAGGAATTTGGTGAGTTATGTGCAGGATTCTTGAAAAAGAATGAAGCACTAACAAAAGACAGCATTGGTGATTGTGCTGTAGTAGTTGTAGGTTTAGCATTGCTGATCAAAGAAGATGTGCATAGTATCTTTGAGGAATCGGATAACATCAGACGCAAGGATGTGATGGAATGTTTTAAACTGCTAAATGCCAATATCAGTGAGTTTCAACTATCTCAAGACTTAGCAAGCAAAAAAATGTGTCGTCACAACCTTGTGCGCATTGTGGCTTACTTGAAATCAATCAGCAATATTTTAGGTTATGAATTTCTAGAATGTTTCACTGGAGCCTATAACGAAATCAAAGATCGAAAAGGTAAATGGATTGATGGTTCATTCGTAAAAGAGGAGGATTTGCCAAATGAATAAAGATAAAGTTTATTTAAAAGGCTATGTGATAGGGCGTGCTGTAGATACATTAGGTTATCAAGGACTAATGGTTCAGCTTGAAAATTTGGATGTGGTAGAAATTGATAAAAACCTTGTACACAAAGACATTAACGACCCGCAGAAAGTCACAGTGCCACAGTTTGTGGCTGATTGGATTGAGGAATGTAAAAATGATGATTTCCATTTATTCGGCGCAATGGAAGGCATTTCTTCAAACCAAAAAAAGATTGATTATTGGTTCAGAGAAGATGACAACATGGAACTCTTTGCTCGTGCTTGGCTTGACGGCTACGAAGTCGAGAAAGAGAAGCGGTATACAGTGAAGATGAAAAATTTGAGAGCTCTGTTTTGTTATTTGGCATATATTCCAGATGAAGGTTATTGGAGTCTTATGGCTAGTGGGGGGAAAAGCATTGTTATAAAACACACCCGCAAGCAGCTCGAAGAATCCGGATTCGGCTGGGTGTTCGATTGCGAAGGTATGGAAGTTGAAGAGGTGGAATAATGAATAAGCAAGAATTAATCGGGAAAATCAAGAGTGCAGAAACTTTATATTTATCTTCCGGTCCATTCATCGGAAAGAAATTGATCTTAGACTTAGTCAAGCAGCTAGACGAACCAAAAGAAAGAGTTACGCTTCCTCGTCCGGTGGCGAACTGGATCTCTTGCGTGAGAGGACAAAACAAGACTTTACATTTTGCGCTAGAAAATGCACCCGAAGAAGTAAATTTGTGGTTTTGTGAAGATGAAAAGAATCGGCAAAACGTATTCGCTGACGCTTGGGTTAACGGATATCATATCGAGAAAGAAAAACAATATATCGTAGCGGTTAAGAATATCGATAAAAATTGCAAATATCTTAAATGGAACGTTTTACAGAAATATTGGTATATCGGCAATGACAATAACACGTTAGATCTTCGCTCACATCACACAATGGAAAAGCTGCAAAAAGGCGGGTTCGGTGATGTGTTCACAAATCCACTCTTTGAAGTTGAGGAGGTAGATTAATGGGATTTATTAGTTGGTTAACTTTGATATTAATAACTTTGAAATTGTTAGGTGTAATCTCTTGGAGCTGGTTCTATGTCTTTATGCCTGCAATAGCTGACCTAGTAATTTATGTTTTGATTTTAGTGGTAGCTAAAATGATATGGGATAAGTAGGATTTGTTGTGTGAAAGCGAGGAGAAAAATGGCTAATGCAAAACGAACATCAGACATAACTGTGGCACTTTATGAATGGAATAAGTTAACAACAAGGAATATTGCTGAAGATGAAAAGGAATATTTTCATGATGGCATTGAATTTATTTGGGAAGGCAAAACTCCAGAAATTGATGAAGAAGTCCTTGTCTATAATCCAAGCACACAAAGT